ACAATGCTATTCGTGAGTTAATGAGCCAACTAAAAGACCAACAAACAGGCGCATCTGGCGATAACTTTACTGTAGGTGGAAACTTAGCAGTAACAGGAACTTCTACTTTTACAGGAAATGCAACTTTTTCTGGAACTTCTACTGTTGTAGGATCATCAACGGCAGCATCTTTTAGTGGTGCTGGAACTGGTTTAACTGGTACTGCATCAAGCCTGTCTATTGGTGGAAACGCTGCTACTGTAACCAATGGTGTATATACAACTGGAACACAAACTATTGCTGGATCAAAAACATTTAGCTCAACAATTACAGGAGATATTTCTGGTAATTCCGCAACTGTAACTAATGGCGTATATACAACTAATTTTACTGGCAGTAATCAACAACTTGCTGCAAGTGGATGGCAAAAATTACCAGGTGGATTAATTATGCAATGGGGAACTGTATCTGCTGCTGCTGCAAATTCAACAACAGCAGTTACTTTTCCTATAGCATTTCCAAATGCAGTTTTTTCTGTAGTTGCTACTGTTGAAGGTGATACAACTACAGGTTCAGCTGGAAATCTTGGGGCAATAAAGACAAATTCCATTACAACATCTACATTTAATTTAGTTTATAGCGATGATGTAACATCAACATCAATACGATGGTTTGCTAACGGATATTAAAATTATGTCTACAGAAATTGACCTCTTTAAATACGGACAACTCGTAGCTCAAGTAGATGCTATGGAGAAGAAAATTGACAAACTAGAAAGTGGCATGGAGGAATTGCTTGGGCTCGCTAATAAATCTAAGGGAGGCCTGTTTGCTGGGATGATGGTGGTATCAGCTTTCTCTACTTTTATTGGTTTTGTAACACACTACTTTATGAGTAAGTGATGTGGACTACGGAATTACTGAAGGTGTCAAAGGACTTACAAGCAGCCTTGAAGCAAGTAGAGCTGCAAGCAAAGGGCTATCTCAGTCTATTGGAAACATACAGCAAGATGGCGTGGATGTTGCACAGCAACAAGCCAATGAAAGAATCAGAGCTAGACGAGAAGCAGAATTTAAGAAAGAGCAAGCATTAATAAAGGCTTTAAGACAATGGCAACATAATAAAGAAATTAGCGATCAAGAGGCAAAGTTAAAAATTGATTTTGTTAAAAAGCATGGTGCTAAAGAGTGGGAAGCGGTTTTAAAGATAAAAATGGATATTGAAGGTATGCGTAAAAAAGATAATGAAGAATATCAGCACGAATTAAAAGCAGTAAGAAGGGTGCAGTTTTATTGTTTTGCAGCAGCAGCCGTAATAGCGTGGTACTTAACTTGGGGTTATAAATAATGTTTACTTTGCTTACAACTATCGTATCGTTTTTGGCTGGTGGTCTACCAAAGCTAATGGATTATTTTCAAGATAAGTCTGATAAGTCCCATGAATTAGAGTTAGTTAAGATGCAAACTGAGCGTGAGTTGCAGATGCTCAAAGAAGGCTATGTAGCCCAAGCCAGAGTAGAGGAAATCCGTACTGAGCAGATCAGCATCCAAGCTGATGAAAAAGAGCGTGAGGCTCTTTATGCTCACGATATAGCAATTGGGCAAGGTGCAAGCCAATGGGTTATTAATGCCAGAGCATTTACTCGTTCATTTATTACTTATGGCCTTTTTATCTTATTTGCTTTTGTAGAAATATTTGGATTTATGTATGCTTGGAAAACAGGCGTAGATTTTAGTATTGCCCTTGATATGTTATGGGATAACGAAACACAAATTATCTGGGCAAGTGTTGTATCTTTCTGGTTCGGTACTCAAGCATTTAAAAAATGAGTTTAGATCAGCGTGTCATTGACATGATTAAACACCATGAAGGTGTAAGACTTAAACCATATCAATGCCCAGCTTTAATTTGGACTATAGGTGTAGGCCATGTAATCGACCAATTACACATCAGAGTCCCTTTAGCAGAGCGTAAAGCCTTGCCTATTCCTGATGGCTGGGATCGGACTTTATCAATGGGGGAAGTAGATGAAATACTTGCTAAAGATTTACAGTCATTTGAAAGCGGAGTTAAACGATTATGTCCTAATGGGCTTACTGCTGGTAGGTTTGGCGCACTTGTTTCTTTCGCCTTCAATGTTGGACTCGGTAATCTCCAAAATTCTACCCTTCGCATGAAACATAATCGAGGCGAATTTGATGCTGCTGCTGAAGAATTCCTAAAGTGGAATAAGGCTGGTGGCAAAGAATTAAAGGGACTTACAAATAGACGAAAAGACGAAAGAGCTTTGTACTTATCTTAAAATAATTGAGTCAAATCAACATACTTAAACCAACTGACAGGGACATCAAAAAAGAACTCCCCACTAGGGACTTCCCTATTATTGACCTCTATCAATGGACACTCTTTCACCAACTCAGCTTTCAGCCAGTACGCATGACTTAAGTCGTGAGTTAGTGCAAAAAATAGAACAGGGCGATCTTGCTGAAATAATTTTGCTTTACGATACGCTATATGGATGGTGGGATGGTGGCAAAAGCTCCAGCTCCGTACTTCAACTTCAACAAAGCCAACTGGACTATCTGCTCTGTAAGCGATTAGATCAACTCCATAGACATTAGGGTTTTCCCTGCAATCTAGACCCCACTTCATCTTCATCCATTCGGATACAGCTTTTCTAGCTGGTGGGTCGTATTTATCGTGCAATGCTTGGTCAAAGCGTTTGCCTGCATAATCGGAAGGGTGCAGGCTCTCCTTCGTGAAGGTTAATGCCGATCTCATCTGTAGCATTTAAAACGGAACTTCGTCATCCTCTATTGTATGCTTTGGCAGCTCATCGCTACCACGAGGGGTAAAGTTATCCTTTGGTGCTTTTTCTTTGCCGATTGATCCAGAAAAGAACTTACCATTTTTGCCTTCTTTTAGCCAGGCATTAAGGTAATGCTCTTTGCCGTTAATCATTACTGATCCAGCATAATCAGGATGGGTTTCTTTTTCCTTACGATTGTTTTTAAATAGGCTAAAACTGCCTTCTTTCATTTCATAGGCCATTTTTTCTCGCTTTCAATTTAGTTAATGTATCTTCGACCTCGCTTAAGAACTTCTCTACTTCTACTTCCATAGCCTTGATATACTCCTCATCCCTTTCAAGGCGCACTACAAACAGTTGCAAGTCATCTGGTAGCCTAGGGTCAAACGATACGAAATCGCACCACCTAGACCCTGTTACAGCCATCTGGCATTGCATCTGAGGGATATACTTAGATGGCGGTTTATCATCCATCAAATAATCTATATGGGTACTACTATTGGGACACTTAATCTCAATTAGCCCATTCCCCACAAGTCCATCTGGGCTACACCCAAACCACTTAATTGTAGGGTGATCCATAAAAGCTATTTGTTCTACAAAGTTGCCTGTTGAAACCTCATACGCAATTCTAGCCATTGGCTCTGTTTGCGTACCCCATTCCATTGCTGCATTGGTAAAAGACTCGCCTGGCAACCCTGTAAGCCTTTGGACTACCAACTCAGTACGATACTTGGCACGACTAGCAGACTCCCCAGACTTACCCTTAGATAACACATCTGCCATACGACTAGCAGTAACCTTGCCCAATCTGAGCTGATGCCAAGCATCTGTACCCTGCTCTACAGCTACCCTATCCTCTGTAGTAAATGTAGTCATAGTTTGGCCTCTGCTATAAGTTTTAAATGCTCTGCCAATGTTGCTACTTCGTTTGCAGCTTGAGCAGCTCTTTCATGGTTATTTTTTAGCTCATGGTTATAGTAGCTCTTAAGAACTTGGTTAATTTCTATATAAATTTCAGAGTAATCTGTCATGTTTTTTTACTATTCGTAGTTAGTTTCTGTGCCTTTGCTGGATCGCATCGGTTCTTTTTCTGCATTAATTCCATGTAATCTTCTGTGCAATCATCACAAATATTGACTACTTCTTGGGCATGATCTCTTAAATGCAACCAAGCCTTGTAATCCCTTCTTGATGGGTAGCATAAAGGATACCATTCACTCGTCATCGTGCATTGGCTTTTGCTCTGGCTGAACAATAAAATCAATATCTTCTAATTCGTTCATCTCCCATTTGCGAGAGAACTCAGCAGATAAGGCATCTATCGCAGCGTTCCATCCTAGCATGAAATACTCTTGTGGATGGTATACAGGCTCAGATAATTTATTAAAAGCCTCAAGGCACTTTTTGTTAATCACTTTCGTTTTCTCCATTGGTAAACGACTGTTTCATTAGGCGTTAGCATTTTGGGCTTATCGTCTAAAGTACGAGCAAATTCTGCTTTAAAATCTGCCCACTTTTTCTTGTAGAACTCTTGCTCACTAGCTGGAACATAGTCATGCTGCTTTCTCCAGCGCAAAGCTATATCTGTAGAACTTGGGGTGTAAATAAAGTTATTTTCCATACTGTCTATCGGCCTCTCGTTTTAAACAAACTCCACATTTCCATCTACTTACTTTATTAATCTTTACCAACTTAAAATCACTAGCTGGTCGTAGAACTTGACAACTAACACACCACTTCTTGTCCATCCCAGCCTTCCTTCAAATAGCCGAATTCTGACGCATCGCATACGGCTCTCAAATCTAAACATACATCGCATTTATCCACCCATATTCTGTATTGGTGATCTTTTGGTTTATGCACTCCCCAAGTGCTGCCACAAGGGGAGCAAACATTATCAGGCTGCTCCTGTGCTAGTTTCATTAAACTGGGCTTTCATCTCGTTGTAAGCGTTAGTGATAGCATCTAAAAACTTAGTATTACCTTTGTATTTCTTGTAAGATTGAGCAAAGGCCACCTTGAGTTCGGCAGGGCTTTTGCTTGCCCTAATTTCTGCAATATCAGCCGTTGGCGCACTTTCTGTATCTACATCATCCCACAAATCTTCACCAACATACAAAGACAATCCAAGGCCATGTAGAGCTATTGCTTTAGCTAAACAACGCTGCATAGCGGTATTAACTGCAAACGCATCTGGGTTAGGCACAGCCTTATTGCGATAGTCCATTACTGGCAACTGGGCGGTCATAGATTTATCAAAAGCGGTTACTGTGCAAAAAACCATTAGCGTATCGCCAAACGATACAGGCTGACCATAAGTCCATGTAGCTGCTGGATCATGTTGTAGCAATGTATCAACAGCCCATGCCCAGCTTAAGTAGCTAAGATTGTTTTTCTTTTCTATCTTGCTAGAAACATCTACATTTCTAAGTTCTAAATATTTGCTCATTTTAATTCCTTCACTATGTTAATCGGATCTCTGCTACTTTTTCCATATAAGCCCAGCTATGGTAATACAGCTTACGGCCTAGGGATTCCCAATCTTTTCTTGCTACACAATCACGAATAAACTCTTGTAGATCTGTATCGTCTACATCTTGCCCAATAGACT